ATGGCAGAAATTTATTCAACACAACCTAAGGTGCATAGAAGCAGCATTACCGCTGTTGATTCAGCAGACCCGGCCGATACCAGTGGAGCCGTGGACAGCAAGGGGTACAGGGAGTGCCGGTTTGATATCGCTATCTCCGGCACGGATTTTCAAAGCCTTGAGGTTCAGACTCTGTTCTGGAACCCGAGACAGGAGCTATGGTTTGGCGGTGGCACCAGAACCTTTACCTCTACCGGAAGACATACTCTGGCCACCGATTGTAGAGGAGCAATAGTATTTCTTAAAGTAACCGCTTTCTCAGGGACATCATTCTCGCTATCAGCGGATTTTACATTAAGTTAGGAGGTGAAACATGCTTAAATTAGCTGGAGAAGTGCTGGAGGGACAACTGGCTGACCATATGGCTAGCCTTGATGCCCATACAAAGAGCCACCGAGAGTTATTCAGGACCGGGGAATATATGATGCCCTTCGTTCTTTCTCGTTATAGCATTAGCCAAACGGCTATGATAGCAGATACTCTTTATGCTGTTCCATTCCTGGTAGTCAGAGATATGACCGTGGACAGGATCGCAGTAAATGTGATAACCCTGGACTCAGGTAAATCAGCCAGAATGGGCATCTATAAGGATGGTACCAACCTGTATCCCGGTAGCTTGCTACTAGATGCTGGTGAGGTCTCAGTCGCCACCGGCGGGGTTAAGGCTATTACCATTGACCAAGCTTTAGCCAAAGGATTGTATTGGCTGGCTATCGTTTCAGATGGTACTCCACTAAACAGAATCCTGACTTATGCCGATACCATCCTGGGTATAAATAGCACTCATGTTAACAGTCAAACAGGGTGGAGCATTGGTCACACCTATGCTGCGTTACCTGACCCATTCACGGCTGGGGGCAGCATGGAGGCTGACACATTAAAGTTTTGTGTCTGTCTACGCTTGAAAACATTAGATTAAAGGAGAACAAACATGCCAGAGACAAGATACATTGAGGAATACGACAATCAGGGTAATATCATCAATAACATACCTTATGAGGTCTCCGACGAGGAATTAGAAAGAGAGCAAGCTGAAGAAGACCTTGCGGAGCTTTTCTCTATGGCTGATGACCAGGTCACTATGCCTGAGGTTGGCAAATTCCTGAAAGCGCTAGCAAGGTTAAGGAGATAACCTATGAACCTAACCGAGATGAGAGCAATAGTCAGGCGTGATTTGCATGACGAGGATGCTTCCAATTACCGCTGGAGCAATGATGAGATGGATAGACATATTGCCCACGCCATTAAGGAGTTCTCCGAGGCTGTTCCCTATGAGCAGAAAGCTACCAAAGCTACCACCTCAGCCTCCAGGGAAATTGATATATCCACCTTAACCGGCCGCATTATGGTTCAGGCAGTGGAATACCCGGTGGGCCACTTTCCCAAAAGATACCAGCGCTTCAGCCTGTGGGGGGACACAGTAACCCTGCTTGGTGACGAAGTCCCTGACGGCTCAAACGTCTATGTCTACTACGGCAAGCTTCATACCCTTGACGCATCTACCTCCACTATCCCAACCAGCCTTGAGGACCTGATGGCTACCGGAGCTGAGGGCTATGCTGCCGTCGAGTGGGCAGTCTACGCCACGAACAGAGTCAATGTCGGTGGAACTATGACACCCAGCGAGTTCATCGCCTGGGGTAATGAAAAGCTCAAATTCTTCAGAGAGGAGCTAAAGAGGCTGGGGAGAAGGAACCGAGCCAGGATAAGGCAGCTCTATAAGCCATACTACCAGCCGGTATCTAAATCAACTGATTACGGACCTTAATTAAATGGTGTCTAAGAGGGGTAAAGCGTCTTTTAATAACTAATCCCCCCTCTCCTTCAAAGGAGAGGGGGGATAAAGGGAGTGAGGTTAAATGGTAAAAGAAGTGTTAACCAAGACCAAAGAGTGCTTACCTGAGGAGGCATTTGCCATCGTTGACGACCCTGATGACCCTGAAACCTGGAAGCTGCTACACCATAAGAAATCCATATTCAGAGCCATAAAAGGGAAGGTTGATGTTGAAAAGACAGTCGACTGGGGCCTGATGCCAGCAGCCGTGGCTGCTCTCTCCCGGCGGGGCCAACGGAGACAGAGGGCCGATGCCAGCCCGGAGGAGATAATATCGGCAGCCAGACATCTGGCTAATCACTACCGGAAAGCTGATAAACCGTTGCCTGATATCCTGGCTGCCCTAGCGTAAGAAGGAGATTTACTAGAAGTTGAAAGGCAAGTATCTAATAGAACACCTGTACCGTGCGCTATGGTCGAGAATAGGGGGTAGACCCTGGACTTATATGCTGCGCGATACCTGGCATAAGTTTGAGGGCCTCTGGATTATCGGCCTTGTTGCCATTGGTGCTATACTGGGACACTGGTTATGGGAGTCAGTCTTTTGGCTTCTGATGGCCTTTGCCCTCGGTTATATCGCCGGCCATCTATTCTGGGGCAAGGAATATATCCCAAACCAGCAGGGCGAGGAGAACACAAAGCCATGAGAACGCTATCAGATACGCTGCTATCCGCTCAGAAACAGGTTTCTCATACTCCTTATGTCAAGCTAGAAGCCACCAATAAGATTGCCGGGGTAGTCAGGCTTGACTGGACCAGGCTATATAACGGGTCGGAGGATGATTACTTTCACGCTCTGACCATTCCCGGGGATGGCTCGTTAATCAGGGTCAGGGCGACACCCCCGGCTGATTCCAGAAAGCTGTATCGCCAGAGAGTGGCTAACCCTGGCCCTGAATCCGATTTCAGCCAGTGGACTTATACTAACCAGTATAATGTTGTTATTGTGGCTGCTGCTTCTCTAGGAGCTGAGGTCAGCATATTCTGGATAAAAAGTGATAAAGGGATTTATCAACTGAAGAGCACCGATTACGGCATTACCTGGGGAAGCCCCCAGCTCCTGGGCTATACCCCGACCACAGCCATATATGGTATAGCTGCCGATTACAAGGCTAATGGGGACATCGCCCTTTTCTTTGCCGACCAGGCTACCCTCTATGTAATGAAGCGGGTAAGCGGTAGCTGGGGCAGTAAAGTCGCCTGGGATAAGTCAACTGGCGACCTATCAGGCATAGCCACTCGCTATGCCGCTGACTGGAACCTTCTTATCACTGGCAAGGACAGCAATGATAATTTTAAGCTATGGTCGCTGGTTTACGGGGATGGCGGTGACGTAACCGCTGGCACCTGGTCCGAACCAAAGGAAATCGCCTCAGCTCCTTCAGATAGTGACTTTGAGTACCACAGGGTATTTATGGATAAGCAAGATGTCAACCGGTGTTTCTTTGTTGAGAAGTTTACCGGCACTGAATCATATAACCGCCCCTTCTGGTCACATTCCCTTCCTGACACCAGCTTCCTGAATAATTATTGGCATGAGCCAGTACCATTCGACCCGGCAAGTGAGTACGGATTAGCCATAGCTCATTATGGCGACTACTGCTGGTTATCTGCCCCCTATGGAGTGTGGCGAGCCAAACTGACCGAGGAGAGCATAGATTTAACTGCCGATATCTTATCCATAAGAGAAGAACTCAGTAAGACATCGGGCAGGTTGATAGTCGAACTCAGAAATGATGATGGGCGGTATGCCTCACCGGGTCAAGGTGACCTGTCAATACTTGACATAGGATGCCAGATAGAATTCAGCCCCGGCTATCGCACCACTGCCGGCAATGAAGTAAGTTCAGGGCAAGCCTTCATGCTTGATGCCTATGAGCATATTAGCTCCGGTGGCAAAGCCAGCCTGATTCTCTATGCCTCAGATGCCTGGAGCTTGATTGAAAGTTGGAAGGCCAGACACCAGTTCCGATGGAATAAGCAAACCGATGAGATGTGCGTCAAGGATATTCTTGCTTTTGTTGTGGGAAGATGTGGCCTGAAGCTTGAAGTAAAATCCCAATCGTCCACTATCACCAGTTTTTATCCCGACTTCACCATCCATCCCAGTAATAGAGGCAACACAGTTATCGCCAGGCTACTCTCATTTATCCCCGATGTGCTATTCATTGAGGGTAATAAAGTCTATATAGTAAATCCGTTAGCTACAGAAGGTTCCGTTTATAGCTACGGTGAATCACACCTGATTATTGAGGGCAAATACCAGAAAGGGCCCTATGAGCTTAATCGAGTACAGGTGGAAGGCTATGACCCGGTAAGTAGCGAACCAGTAGTCGTTGATAGTTTCTCCTGGGGTACAATAAATAATCTCTATGATAAGATACAGCAGCTTGAGGATAGCAACATAGATACGGTTGAGAAGGCTCAAGCTCGCGGGGAAGCCTATTTAAGAGAGATAGAAATAGAATCAGCCAATGGCGTTATTCGTATCCCAGCCAATTGCGGCCAACAGTTATATGATGTCGCTGATATAACCGATAGCCGGGCCGGGTTAAGTGGTGAGAAGAAGAGAGTGCTGGGGCTAACCCTTATTTACAGTCTCCATCGCGGAGAATACGAGACGCGGCTATCACTGGGAGCAGTATAGACATTTTTATCTACCTCACCCCCTGTAGCCCCCACTGCCAGGCTATACCGAAGGAGAGTCAAAGAGAAGCTCGCCTCTCTTACATAACCAATTTCTCTTCCCCTTAATAAAGGGAAGAGAATAAAGGGGATAGGGCTATAAGAATATCTGAAGGAGGACCGGGGAAAATATGAGCCTTAGGAAAGCAGTGCTAAAGAGTTTCAACTCCGGTGATTATACTGCTACTATCCAGGTTAGTGGCAGTTATAAGGCTTACCTGGAAGGCATTACTGTAGCAAGAAACCTGCCAGCAGCAGAAATGGTTACAGGCAGGAAAGTAGCGGTTATTTTCTTCGACGAGCATAACGCCAAAGAGGCGGTGGTAGTGGCGGTTTATACCTAA